TAGAACCTCTAGCACAGCAGAGTTTAATACTAAGAAGTGTAAGAAGTCAAAGATAGATGATAAGCAACGAGGTCTTATTCGTCGGTTCTTAAATAACAATCGCTGGATAACAGAAGATTACTATAAAATAAGAGATAACATTCTCGGAGAATAAACAAAGGGGACGACTAAATGGCTTGGTCTTACGATCCAACGGATCTAAACACAACTACGGCTTCTGGTCGTCTCAATACAGTACGACTGTTGGTTGGTGACACTGATACAACTGACCAGCAAGTACAAAACGAAGAAGTTACTTTCTCTCTATCAGAGAATGGTGATAACGTCTACTACTCTGGAGCTTGGATTGCTAGAGCTATAGCATCTAAGTATTCTAGGAAAGTAAACACAGAACTTAGTGGAGCTTTAAAAGCTGATTATTCTGACTTAGTTACACACTACAATTCACTAGCAGACAACTTAGAGTATCAAGGTAAAACTTCAGGTGCTTCGGTAGGGGTACTAGCTGGTGGTATTACTAAGAGTACAGTAGAAGCTGTGAGACAGAACACTAACCGCATTGAAGGCTCTTTCCGAAGAGATAGATTTAAGAACCCACCAAGCTACCAAACACCTGAATACGAATAGAAGGGGAGTAACATATGTCTTTTAGAGCATTTGACTTACTCAAGTTGGTTGAAGATTTTGGTGAAACACTAACACTACGTAAAATTACTACGGACGGTACTTATAATCCAGCTACAGGTTCTGTAGTAGGTTCATCTACCACTGACTATAGCTTCACTGGTTACTTCTATGACTATTCTAGTGCTAACCCTGAAGAAGTTATTAGAGGTGTACGTAAGTGTGTAGTACCTTACCTTGGAGTAGGTAAAGATCCATTCCCTGACGACTTAATCATAGGTAATGGTGATACAGTTAAAGTAACAAGAGCAGTATCTATATTCTCTAACGGTGTCGCTATGTGTTACATATGTGATGTACAGGAGTAGAATATGAAAGAGGTATTAGGCTTAAAGAAAACCATGTCTAATTTATACGAAGAGATAGATGAGGCTATAGAGTTAGGTGTAAAATATGCCTTAGAGGATATAGCTACGTATACTATAGATTTATCCAAACCAACAGTAGATACTGGTGCTTATATAACATCTTTTTCTTATGGTGTTGGTTCAGGTAGACCTAGAGGTAAGTCCTCTGAAGGAAGACCTAAAGAAGCAGACCCACAGACTATGGCAACAGAAGGTCTTAACAATCTATTAAACGATATAAATAACATACAAGACTTTAACAGAAAAGATACTATTGTTCTTAGGAATGGTTCACCTCACGCTATAAGTGTAGAGGAAGGTGGAGCTAACTGGAGACTTACACAACCTTATAAAATATTTGAGAGAGTAAGGAATAAATATGGCTAGTATACATAATGATATAAGAGCCGCACTTGAGACACACATCTCTACAACGGCTGATCTCCCCGACATAGCTTACGAGAACGTAGCATTTGAGCCGACAACAGGTACTAGCTTTATTAGAGTAATGTACTTGCCTACAGTGACTAGACCTGCTGTAAGGGGCTTAAATCCTCAACTCAGGTATCAAGGTGTCTTTGCTGTTACAGTATTTACACCAGAAGGTAACGGACCTTCAACCGCAGACGGTTATGTTAACAAAGTTATAGACGCATTTCAAGCTACAACTGACATATCGTTTACTAACGCAGAATCAGAAACAATTAAATTATCAATCGACTATGCTGAGAGGCAACAAGGTTTGATTGACAGCCCTTGGTACTACGTTCCGATTAATATCGGATGGTACATTTATAAATAACTAGGAGAATACATCATGGCCTTTGCACAGGGTTCACGCTCCAGCCTGTCTTTTATTACTGAAAGCACTTTCGGTACGACACCTGCTGGCAACTTTACTAACCTTCCTTTCAGCACACACTCTTTAAACTTAACTAAAGATCGTGTAGCTGGTAACGACATCCAAGCTGACCGTATGCCTCGTGTAGATCGCCACGGCAATAGACAAGTAGCTGGGGACATTGTTGTAGATCTCAGAGATGCTGACTACGACGATATACTAGAATCAGCCATGTTAAGTACTTGGTCAACTGACGTACTTAAAGTAGGCACAACACCTAAGTTCTTCTCTATAGAAGATTATGCCGCTGACATAGATCAAGCTCGTTTGTTTACAGGTTGTTCAGTTTCCACTATGGCTATTTCCCTCGCACCTAACCAGATGGTAGCAACTACCTTCGGTATGGTAGGTAAGGACATGACTATAGGTGCTACTGAAAAGACACAAGATGCCGCTTCTGGAGCCGCACCATTTGATGCTTACTCAGGTGACATTGGTATAGGTAACGTAGGTGGAGCATCTAACGTAGCTATCGTAACTGCATTAGACTTCACATTAACTAATTCCTTCGCACCTACATTCGTAATCGGAGATGATAGCGCACCATCATTAGAGTATGGTAGAGCAGAAGTTGAAGGTACACTAACAGCTTACTTTGAAGATGCGGCATTAATTAACCGTTTCCTTAACGAAACAGAAACAGAGATTGAAGTATCAGTTAACGATCCTACAGGAACTAACGCTTATACATTCCAATTCCCTAAAGTCAAAATTAACAGTGCTGATGTTGGTGTAGACGGACCTACAAGCCGAATGATTAGCATGTCCTTCGTTGCTCTATATGATGCAACTGAAGCAACTAACTTGAAGATCACACGACCTTCATAACGTAACACCTTAGCTAAGGTTAGTGGGGACTTCTGAGTCGGGTCGGAAGTCCTCACACTTAACATAATTCACCCGATACCCACAAAGGAACTCGACATGGATTTAATGGATCTAAAACCTACAAGTAATACTGTAGAAGTAAAACTAAAGCACCCTAACACTGGTGTTGTACTAAAGAATGATGATAAGACAGATATGACTATTGTTGTATATGCTACTCACTCTAAAGAGTACAAAGAGTTAATGCACGAACAAACTAATAAACGTCTTAAAGACATGCAGTCTAATAAGAGTACAAACTTGACTGCTCAAGAGATGGAAAAAGCTACACTAGATATGTTATCTAAGATAACTTCTGAGTGGAACATAACCTACAACAAAGAGCAACCTAAACTCTCTGTTAGTAAAGCTAAAGATCTTTACGATGAAGTGTTTTGGATTAAAGATCAGATTGAGGAGGCACTTGCAGACTCTCTGGATTTTACGAAAGCCTAACTAATCAGTTATGTGAGTGGGCTGAACATCAGTTTAAGCTCAACAAACCTGATAAGGATGGCACTACAGAACGAGAACATTTAGAACAAGTAGAAAGGCAGATTGGACGTAGACCTGAAGCACTGGAACCCCCGACACATTTTCCATCGCTACTGTCTCATGTCTGGTCTGCCTTTATTGCATTAAGCAACAGTAGAACTATGGGATTCTCTGGACCTAACCCGATAACTTATATTGAAATTAAAGCATGGAAGGAACTGACTGAGACACATATTTCCTCTAGGGATATAGAAACTATAAAACGTGTCGATACAGTTTATATGGGGGTAGCGAATGGCTAACGATGTAGGTCAAATTCAACTAACAATTTCAGTTGATGATAGAGGCACAGTAGCCGCTATAGATAGAACTAAGAAACTTGAGACTAACATTAAGAAACTAGCTAATGCAAGAGCTAGGCAAGCTATTACTGAGAAAGAATACAGAAAAGGTCTAACACGAATAAATAAGCAAATGCGTACTTCTAATATGTCGTACCAAAAAGCTACTCCCATTATACACAAGTACGCTAAAGCTCAATTAAATGCGGCTAAGACTTCTGACCTCTTATCTAACTCTACTGGCACACTAAATAGGAACGTAGGTAATACTAAGAATAAAATGAATGGCTCTAACATGGCTATTCAACAGCTTGGCTATCAGTTTGGTGACTTTGCGGTTCAGGTTCAAGGTGGAACAAGCGCTTTCGTTGCATTTAGTCAACAGGGTTCTCAGTTAGCAGGTATACTACCTATGATTGCTGGCCCTCTTGGTCTAAGCATGGGAGCCGCTGTAGGTCTATCAGCCGCACTTGGTATCCTTATACCTATTGGTTCTGCTGTAGGTAGAATGTTTATGGAGTCTGGTACACAGGCTACTACACTAAAAGAGGCTATGGAGGATGTAGGTAATTCAGTAGATGAAATTAACTCTGCTGTAGATAAACTCAATGAGTTAAACTCTAATGGTAATTTAACTTCCGCTTCTTTAGCAATGGTCTCTATATCAGAAAGTTCTAAAGCAATAGCTGAAGCCCAGTTTGATGCCTCTATCATTTCTTTCATAGATAAGTTAGATGTAGCAAATAGTAAATTTACTACGGTTCTTGAGACAGCTAAACAACTCGGTTTACTAATGATTAACCCTTTCATGGATATGGAAGATCTTAGTGACGAGAATATCTACAGTAAAGCTTTTGATAAACTAGGGTTATCAGTAAACAAAAAGATTTTTGAGGGTGCTAGAGACGGCCTTGAGCAAGCCCTCGTTGGTGGTAGTCTAGAAGAACAATTAAAGGCACTTGAAGAGTTTAGAAATGTACTAGCTCCGACTGTTGCTGTACCCTCTTCTGGAGATGGTGAAGAAGGTAGAATAACTAAGAGGCTTCCTACTTCAAAAGCTGGCGAAAGTATGTTGCAGTCTACCGAGGCTATGATAAAACTTATTGAAGGTCAGGTAGCTAGACAACAGGCTATTATAGATAAACAGCTCAAAGAAGAAGAAAAAGAAAGAGTCAGGTTGCATAACGTAAGGTTTGCAAATGAAGAGGCTCTTATGAGTATGTCTCTAAGTATGTCAAAAGAAAACATAGGTTTGATTAAAGATAATCAAGACGCTGAGATCAGGAGACATAATCAGAGGTTTGCAGACGAAGAGTCTGTTATGGGTATGACACTTAGTTTATCAAAAGAGAATATTGAATTAACTAAGAAGAATCAAGAAGCTGACATTAGAAGGCACAATCAAAGGTTTGCAGATGAAGAGTCTTTAATGTCTCAAGCTGTAACTATGACTGATGAGACTATAGCTCTAGTAGAAAAAGTATCTAAAGCTAGAACAAAAGCCTACAATCAAAGGTTTGCTGAAGAGACTTTTCTATACAAGCAAAGATTTTCAGATGAAGATGCTCTTATGAGTATGTCTCTTACACCTGCTAAACAGGATTTTTCTTTTTATGAAAAGAGAGAAGAAGCTCAAAAAGAGTTCTTAGCTACTCTGGCATTAAGTACACAAGAACAATTAATGATAGAAAGTCTTAACGATAGAGAACTTTTAGTTGCTGAACAGTTTAATGAGACATACAGGACAAAACTTGAACTAGAGAGATTAGGTATAGGTTATGGTAGTGCAAGGTACGAGAGAGCCTTAGAGTTATTAGAAACTGAACAACAGAGTGTACTTATTGCATACGATAGAGCAGAGGCTCAAGATAAACTTAATGAAAAGTTAGAAGAACAAGATCAGTTACGTAGTTCTATAGAGGCTTCTATGGAGCAAGGTTTTATGTCTATGGTTGATGGTACAGTTTCTGTTAAGGATGCCTTCAAGACTATGGCATCTGAGATAATCAAAGAACTCTATAGGGTCTTGGTTGTTAAGAAAATGGTAGCCGCTATATCAGCAGGTTTCGCTGACGGTGGTGTATTCTCTGGTGGATCTCAAGTACAAGCCTACGCTGATGGTGGAATAGTTGGAGGTCCTACTACATTCCCTATGTCTGGTGGTAGAACTGGACTAATGGGAGAAGCTGGTCCTGAAGCTATTATGCCGCTTAAACGTGGAGCTAATGGTAAGCTAGGAGTACAGATGGAGGGTGGCGGTGCTACTACTGTCGTACAGAACTTTAACTTCTCTGCTAATGGAGACGATAGCGTTAAGAGAATAATAGCTCAAGCGGCTCCTAAGATTGCTCAAATGACTAAATCTGAGATAATAAATGATCGTCGTAGAGGCGGCACAATGAAAGCTACATTCGGTTAGACTTATAAGGAATACAACACATGGCACTAAGCTATCCACTAGCTACACCAACTACGATAGGTATTGAGAGCATTGAGCTTAGGGCTGTTAATGCTGTAGCTGTATCACAGTCACCTTTTACATACAAACAACAGATTGTTTCTCACGGTGGTCAAAAGTGGGAAGCATCAGTCAATATTCCCTCGGTACACAGAGATAAAGCGGCTGAGTGGAAAGCTATGTTAGTAGGTCTTAAAGGTCAACAAGGTACATTCTTACTAGGAGATCCTGACTATGCTACACCACAAGGTACAGTAAGCTCTTGTGTACTGACTGGTACAGCAGGTGAAGATAATGCTGATGTCGTTATGACTGGTACTCTTAAGGCTGGCGACTACATACAGTTAGGTTCTGGTTCAAGTGCTAAGTTACATCAGGTACTACTAGACCAAGATGGTGATGGAACAATACAAATATGGCCTTCTCTAAGGTCTACCTACTCTAGTGCTACTGTAGTATTTAATTCCCCTAAAGGGGTCTTCAGACTATCAACAAACATGACTTCATGGTCAATTAATAATGCGTCAATCTACGGTATCTCTTTTGAAGCTGTAGAAGCTGTGATATAAAGGAATAAGAACTTGGCTGATAAGAAAATAACACAACTAACTAATATTACTGGTGCTAACTTAGCTGAGGCAGATGAGTTTGTTGTAGTTGATATTACTGCTGATGAAACAAAAGCAATCACGTTTAGTGAGCTGAAGACTGCCTTTGATACAGGGACAGGGTTTGTTCGTATTACTGGCGATACTATGACAGGCGACTTGTCATTCGGTGACAACGACAAAGCCATATTCGGTGCTGGGTCTGACTTATCTATTTATCATGATGGGTCTGATAGTTACATTAAAGAAGATGGAAATGGAAATTTAATTATTGCCGCTGACGATTTTAGAGTTACGAATGTTGCAGTTAGTGAAACAATGTTTGCGGCGGATACAGATGGCACAGTAAGCCTTTATCACAACGGCTCTGCCAAACTATCCACAACATCAACAGGCATAGACGTAACTGGCACAGTGACTGCTGATGGGCTGACTGTGGAAGCAAATGCACCATATATTAATATATCAAACACTGGTGAAAACGTAGGTGGCATCAAGATGTATGATAGCGGTGGTGCAAGCACCCAGTATTTTAATCTTACATATGACTCAGGTGCAAGCAATACAGTTGGCTTTGATACTGGCGCATCTGGCGAATATACATTTAGTGTAAACACCGCAGAAAAAATGCGCATCACATCGACAGGCAATGTTGGCATTGGGACGAGTTCGCCTAGTGTTGAGTTATCCATCGCAGGAACAGACCCACAGCTTGTCTTATGGGAAGGCGCTGATGGCGCAAGCAGTTCTAAAGTTCAGCTTGGCACGGGTACTGCACAAGGTTTTATCAATGTACATAAAGGCAATGGCACAAGAACAGTACAGATAAACTCTGATGGTGACAGCTACTTCAATGGCGGCAACGTAGGCATTGGGACGAGTTCGCCTAGAAGTTCGCTTGATATTGACGGAGGTGTCGATACTCACATTAGGATGCAGACAAACAATACAGGGACTAGCTCATCAGATGGCCTTTTGCTTGGCTTAGATGGCAGTACAAATGCTTTAGCATATTTTTGGAACTACGAAAATGCACCTGTAGTTATTGGCACAAACAACACAGAACGTATGCGCATAGACGCATCAGGCAACTTGTTGGTGGGTAAGACTACTACTGCTGTTAATACACAAGGCATACAGCTTGGCTCTAATGGTAGGTTTTATGCTACTTCTGATGGTGCTGAGAGTGCAGTCTTTAATCGTAAAACATCGGATGGCACTATAGCTGATTTCCGTAAAGACAACACATCTGTAGGTAGTATTGCTACAAATGCAGGTGCTTTAGTTCTTAAAGGAGCAAGCACTAGCCAACCAGTTCAGCTTCAAACCCACGACGGAAACGAGGATATTGAGGTAGACCCTGATGGGTTTATAAAAATGGAAACTGCTGGCGTTGAAAGACTCCGCATCGACTCGTCAGGCAACTTGTTGGTGGGTAAGACTAGCGATAATAACGCTGTTGCAGGTACAACTATTTCAAATAGCGGTATCGTCAAAGCAACAAGAACAGACTGGTCTTTATTGTTGAACCGATTGGCTGGTGATGGCGACATTGCGTTGTTCCAAAAAGACGGCACAACTGTAGGTAGTATTGGTGCTAATGGGTCATATCCATATATTGGTTCTCATGGTACTTCAGGCAAAGGTTTAAAAATTACCGATGCTCTACTCCCAGCTACAAACGCTGGTGCTTTTAACGATGCAGATGTAAATTTAGGTGCATCAAATGTACGTTGGAAAGACGCTTACCTATCAGGCGGTGTATACCTCGGTGGCACTGGGTCGGCTAATAAGTTGGACAGCTACGAAGAGGGAACTTGGAATGTAACGGATTCTAGTGGGGCAGGTTTAACTTTTACAGTATCAAACAATTCGTACACAAAAGTGGGTAGGCTTGTAGTGGCTTCGGCGCAAGTTACATGGCCTACAACAAGCAACACCGCACTTGCTAAATTATCTGTTCCTTTTACTTCAATAACGGCAGGATCAGAAGTAGGCGGTATGGTAACTGAACAGAACTATGACAGTTCAGTAGCTCTATCTGCCTGTCTTAATACTACAACTCAGGTTTTTTTCAGGAGTAATGGCGTGACTGCATTAAGGAACAACCAACTAGCAGGTAAAAAACTAAGATTTACTGTAGTTTATCACGCATCATAACCCTTTCAGAGATTGGGTCGGACAGGTGGCAATAACGCCACGATAAAACAAAGGAGGCCAATATGGCACTAACAGAAACACAAGTAGAAGATAAAATAGAGATAGTGGGCGATCACAAAAATATTCAAATAAGAACCGCCACTGTGATATCACGAGATGGTACAGAGATCAGCAGAGCATTCTCACGTCACGTCTTATCTTGCTCAACTAAATCAGGTGATACATGGGCAGACACTGACATCTCAGGTGAAAGCACCGAAGTGCAAGCAATATGCAATGCTGTTTGGACAGACGCAGTGAAGACTGCATACCAGACAGCTATGGATGCACAAGAAATATAAAAGGAGGCTGTTATGCCAAACACACACACATGGTCTATCGCTAATTTAGAGCGAAACACATCTGATGATTCAGTAACAATAGCACACTGGCGTTGCGAAAGCACAGATGGTACTAACACTGCATCAGCATATGGAACTACATCTCATACAGGTGTGCCATCAGACGATGACTACATCCCTTACGCTGATCTAACAGAAGCAAACGTATTAGCTTGGGTACACGAACAAGTTGTGCAAGCTGATACTGAAGCGGCAAATGATGCTAAGATAGCTGAACTTGCAAACCCAACATCCTCATCTGGGATGCCTTGGTAATTTTAAGCACTTAACTAAAGGAGATCAAAATGGCTGAAGATAAAAAGGTTATTACGATTGATGACAAAGACTACACTGAAGACCAATTAACTGACACGCAGAAGGTTATTATTAACCACATCAATTCTCTAAGTCAGAAGATTGGATCAGCAGAATTTAACTTAGACCAACTCAAAGTAGGTAAGGATGCGTTTGTAAAGATGCTAACTGAATCACTTAAAGAAACAGAAGAAGAAGAAGCTGAGTAAACTTAACTTAAGGTATAATTAACATGTCAAGAGATTTATCAGATAATACAATAGATAACATATCTCAAGATGTTGTTTATCCATTCTTTGCTGTAGAGTTAAAGTTTGATGGTGACAACGTACTAAGGTTGTGGACTGGTCAAGGTACACTTGTTCTAGAAGATGGTACTAGTTGGGTAGGTACAGGTAACCTGTTAAATATATCTGCTATAGAAGAGACTTCTGAATTAGCTGTAAAGGGGGCTACACTTACGTTGAGTGGTGTACCCTCTGAAGTCCTCTCACTAGCTCTCAGTGAGCCTTATCAAGGGCGTGTGTGTAACATATACTTTGGTACTTTCTCTTACGGTAACTTACTACAGGAGTCTTCTTCTTATATACTACTACAAGATGGTTCTAGGATTAACTTACAAACAACAGATAAAGGTTTCAATGAGATCTTCTCTGGTTATATGGATCAGATGAATATAGAAGAGTCTGGTGAAACATCTACTATACAATTACTAGTAGAGAATAAGTTAGTAGACTTAGAGAGAGCTAGAGTAGCTAGGTTTACATCTGGTTATCAGAAGTCAATTTACGCTGGAGACCTAGGTTTAGACTTCGTAGAAGATCTACAAGATAAACAAATATCATGGGGTCGTAAGAGTGGCACTTAGCTATCAACAAGAGTTTCTTAGTCAAGTAGAAGAAGACATAAAATATCTTATAGAACTCCATTGGGATGAGATAGCTCTTAATAAAGATAGCATTAAGTTGAACCCAGATTGGGATGCTTATAGTAACCTAGAGCAACAAGGTAAACTTAAAGTATTTACATCTAGAGAAGATGGACTACTTGTAGGATATTTTGTCGTAGTACTAGGTACTAACATACACTACAAAGACCATATGTTTGCTAACAACGATGTAATCTACTTACATAAAGACTACCGTAAAGGTTTCGCTGGTATACGACTAATTAAGTTCGCTGAGAAGTGTCTTAAAGAGGATGGAGTATCTGTGTTAACAATTAATATAAAAGTACATAAGCCTTTCGATAAAGTTCTTGAGAGGCTTAAGTTTAAACACATTGAACGTGTATACTCTAAATACCTTAAAGGAGAATAAGTATGGCTATTTCTGCTGGTGTAGCACTACTTAGTGCGGCTACAACTTCTGCTTTTGCTATTGCGGCTGGTACTTATGTTGCTGGTGCTTTTCTAACTAGCTTTGCTATTAGTTTCGCTCTTGGTGCGGCTATGAAAGCCCTTATACCTAAGCCTTCTATATCTGGGTCTAATAGAGGATACCAAACTAATGCTCTTGGACCTGCTCAAGACCATCAGATTATTTATGGCAGAATGAGAGTTGGTGGAGCTATAGTATTTGATGAAGCTACAGGTGACAACAATAAGTTCTTACATCGTATAATAGCTGTAGCTGGACATGAAGTACAATCCTTTGATGAGATATACATTAACGATGAAGTAGTTACTTTAGTTGGTAACGGTTATGTTAAGCATGAAACTAAGTACTTTAAACTTACACAAGACTTCAGTAACTTTCAATCTGGTAAGTTCTTTTCATTTTTAGATGGTACTGAATTTACAACTTACGCACAACTTCAGGCTTATATAAGTGGTAGTTTCATTCGTTCTACATCTATAATGGAAAGGCTAATTAGAGTTAAGACCCACAATGGATCTTCAGATCAAACTGCTGATAGTGATCTTGTAAGTGAATCTGATAATAAGTGGACAACTGAGCATAGGTTACGTGGTATAGCTTATATGTATGTAAGGTTAGGCTTTGACGGAGATGCTTTTCCTAACGGTATACCTGTCATTACAGCTACAGTAAAAGGTAAGAAGTTATACGACCCTCGTAGTAGTTCTACAGCTTGGTCAGATAACCCTGCTTTATGTTTAAGGGACTACCTAACAAGTAAGTATGGTTTAGAAGAAAACACAGTTAATATAGATGACACATTAGTATCTAGTGCGGCTAACGTATGTGACCAAACTAACACTCTTTCTAGTACAACTAGGTACACTTGTAATGGTGCTTTTACTACTGGGTCTACACCTTATGATATGTTAAGTGAACTACTTAAGTCTATGGGTGGTTCTATGTGGTATGCTCAAGGTAAGTGGCGTATGAAACCTGCTTATTGGACTTCACCAGTAATGGACTTGAATGAAGACGACTTACGTTCTAGCATTAGTGTTGGTACTAGACACTCTCGTAGAGACAACTTTAATGTTATCAAAGGTACGTTTAGAGGAGAAGAAAGTAATTGGCAAACTACAGATTACCCACAAGTCACTAGCTCTGCTTTTCTAATCGCTGATAATAACCAAGAATCTGTAGCTGATGTAGACCTATCATTTACTGACAACTCTATAGAAGCTAGAAGGCTTGCCCTAATTTCCTTGGAGCGTAATAGACAACAGCTTACAGTTAATGGTAGCTTTGGTATTAAGACTTTAGAGCTACAAGTTGGGGACAACATAAGACTTACTAACTCTAGGTTTGGTTGGACTAACAAAGAGTTTGAAGTTGTTAGTTGGTCGTTTGGTCTTACAGATGGACTAGACTTACAAACACAAATGACTTTACGTGAGACTGCTGAATCTGTATTTGATGAAGTGGATGATGGTGTCGTATACGAGAGGGATAATACAGAACTACTATCTCCTTTCTTAGTGCCATCTGTAGGACTTTCTGCAAATGTAGTAGCTAAGGTCTTTGCTGAGAAGTTAGTAAATGAGTTAACCTTAACAGTTACTTCAGCCGCATCTGAACGTATTGATAAAGTACAAGTTCAATATAAAGATGCAAGTGAAACTGAATATAAAAATGTATCAGATGGTCCTTTAGGTAAGTTTACTATTATTGACCTTGAGAAGTCTTTCTATGATGCTAGAGCTAGGGCTGTTAATACTTTTGGTAATATAGGTGAATGGGAATACTTATTTAATATAGAAGTAGATGCCTTATCAGCACCACCAGCAGATGTAACTAACTTTGGACATGAGTTGTCTGGAGGAACATTATTCTTAGACTGGACAGCCGTACCAGATTTAGACTTATCTTATTATCAAGTTAAGCATAGCCCACTTACTGTAGGTGTTACTTGGGGTGATGGTAGTATTGTTTTAAGTAAGATAGCAAGGCCAGCTACTAATGCAAGTTTACCTGCTAGAGCAGGGACATTCTTAATTAAAGCATACGATAAAAACCTAAATGAAAGTGTCAATGCTACAAGTTTAGTTGTGTTGCCGACTGAGTTACCACCACTAGGTGCTTCTCAAACTATTACTGAAGACCCTACATTTGGAGGAACTAAGACTAACTGTATTGTTGTCTCAAATCAACTTGAGATTGATGACACAAGTGCTTCTTCTCCTACAGCTACTTATCTTATGCAAGGTCAAGCTAATTACATAGATACTGGTTCAGCGAGAAACGTCAGAGCTACTGGTGATGTTGTGTTTGAAAGATTGTATGATAATGGTACATTGTTGTGGGATGCTTTACCTCAGTTATTTGATACTTGGCCTGATAACTTTGATAATTGGACAGATGAGAATGCCGCATTTGGTGATGTGAATGTGCTAGTCTATGTAAGAGCAACACCCGACGATCCATCTGGGTCTCCTACTTGGGGAGCTTGGTCTTTAGCCAACGGTGCTACTGTTGTTGGAAGAGCCTTTGAATTTAAAGCTGAACTAGACAGTACAAATACTTATTTTACACCAAGTGTAATTTCCCTAGATGGAAGGATTGAATACTAATGAGTCAACATGATTTAAATATAGCTAATCAGACAGCCCCAAATACGAGGTCTGATCTAAATAGTGCTTTACAGGCTTTAGGTAGTAATAATAGTGGTGCTTCTGCACCTTCTACTACTTATGCTAACATGCACTGGTATGATACTTCTAGTAATATACTAAAGCAAAGATCTGAAGCTAATGATGCTTGGATTAGTATTGGTTACTTTGACCAGTCAACTAATGCTTTTAAAGTTCTTGATGATACTATGGTGGTTAATACATCTGGTACACAGACAGGTATAATAGGAGATCAAGCAACTTCTATATGGCAAGCTGGTACAGGTACTACAGAGAGCCTTGTTTCACCTGCTAAAGTTAAAGAGGTGGCAAAAGGTACATCTAGCTTAAGTCAGAGTGGTTATCAAATATTTCCTTCAGGTTTATATATGCAGTGGGGAAGAGTTACAGGCGTAAATGCTGAACAAAATAAGACAGTAACTTTACCTATTGCTTTTCCTAATAACTTCTGGGTTGTTAACGGTACACCTATGGATAATAGGGCATCAGGTGACTTTGAGGTTGACTTTTATTCTGTAGCTTGTCTACCAATTAACTTAAGTACTTTTACAATAATCAACGAAGGTACTTCTTCTGGTAACAATCAAACTATGATGTATATGGCTTTAGGTAACTAGATGATGGAAATGACAGATTTATGGAGTAGTGTCCTAACACTAGGTGTTGGCTTTATTGGTTTTGTACTAAGAGGTTATGTAATAGAGTTGAATAGATTACGTATACTCTTAAATAGAACCAGAGAAGACTATGTTACTAAGGCTGACTCAAATCAAGTACTTAGTCAAATAATGAGCAAGTTTGATAGGATAGAAGAAAAGCTAGATAGACTCGTGGAGAGAAAATGAAACCCTTACTTATACTACTTACCCTACTAATTGGTAGTACTGTGTATGCTGACGACACAATTTACACCGACAGTAATAGTACAATAACTTCTGATGGATCTATGGATACTACAATCAATAGTCCACCACCTTCAGCTATATCACCACAAATAAGTGCAAGTAACTCTGACCTATGTACTGTAGGTGTAGCTGGTGCTGTACAAACACAGATACTAGGTATTTCTGCTGGTCGTACTGTTAGAGATATGAACTGTGAGAAGCTCAAGAATGCTAAGACTATGTACGATATGGGCATGAAGGTTGCGGCTGTATCTGTAATGTGCCAAGACGAAAGAGTGTTTGAGGCCATGCTCAATGCTGGAACTCCCTGCCCTAAGAATGGATTAGTAGGAGATAAAGCTAGACTAGCATGGGAAATGGAAGCAGTTGAAGAAGCAATAGAGCGTGACCAGAACAACGTAATCGAGAGGATGTTCGATGAAAATGGTGAGACAAAGATTGGCTTGGGTGTTATTTTTAGTAGCCTTGCCTTCTTATTGTTACTCTGACCCCTATACCTACGGGTCAACAGGTAATGCGGCTAGTGCTTCTTTAGGTTGGGGTATGGACAATATCTTACCTAGCATTACTGGTGTAGACATAAACGGTTTAATGTATAGATATACAACTGTTAAAGATCCAGATGCTGACATGAAAGTACACGTTGGTAATCTTAATGCTAATGGTGATGGTTATATCTTCAGAGAAACAGATGATTGGTCGGGGGTAGCTGGTAATACCATTGTAAAGTCGTTTCCAGTTTCGAACATTCCAGCTTCAAATTGGGGTACGGGTTCGATTGAAGTGGAAGGAGAAGGCAGAGTGGAAGATGCAGTTGTTATATACTCCTACAGGGTAGACAGGTGCTATGATCCACAGTCTGATCCATCATGTGCTGGTTATGTAAAACCTATGCCAGAGCTACCAGAAGTTGTAGTATATGACGCACTAGAAGATGATGCAGTTACAGATACACTAGAAGCTGAAGAGTTTCAATATGATGAAGATGGTAAAGTTATAGTTGACGAAGAAGAGGAAGAAGAAGAGACACGAATAGAGATGGGTCTGACTGCTTCTGCTAATGCTTTAACTATATTTAAGGCTCAAGGTCAAGACGACATAATAATGGCTATCAACCAACAAACTAATATCGCTATGTACTACAACGCTGAGATAAATGGCGGTACATTAAATGATGCGGCTGGACTACAAGATGGTACAATACCTGACAACAAGAAAGCCCTAAGAAATAATTTAGCACAACAGATACTGCACGAACAAATGGTCGATATGCAGTATAATAAATGAGGTTTAATATGAAGTATCTAGTAACAGCACTCTCACTATTCGCTTTACCTGC